ATGTGTTCCCCCTTGCTCGGATTTGCCTTGCCAATTCATCCCCAGCGTATTCAACGCTGTCTTCACACACCTTCGCACACGCCTCACGCTCATCAACACGGACAAGGGCGGCAAAGCGTTCAAGAAGCTGGTCAAACGGAACTGCGCTGTGAACTTCGCACTTGGTGTAAAGCCCCGCTTCATGCGCCATCTTATTCACTTTGCTATTCACAATGCTATTCATATCAACCTCCCGATCACAAACGCAAGAGAAACCATCAAGCTAAAAACTATCGTCGTCACGAACAGCCAAGTAGCCCATACTAGCTGGCGCTGTATGCCGTTCCAATGCACCTCTGGCAGTTCAGCGTCATTGAATTGGCAGCTAACTGTGCAGTTATGCGGATGAGGACATGGTTGGATACCGGCAGCGCCGTCACACATTCTGGTCATTCCGCCCCCGTCGATATGTACGCTTTCAAACGCTTGATCTGGTTCTTATTGAACGTCACCATCGACGAGGCGTATTCCACGCCAGTCTCTGCTTTGAGTAACTCATGCTCGGCGCTTACAAGCTGCGTCGCTGCCGATTCCAGCGGTGTAGGCGGCTTAAATAACTTCTTAAATTCGGTGTAGATAATCATGGTTGTTTTGCCTCTTGTAGTAATTCGATTCGTTCCCGCGACACGCGCAGTGTGTTGTAGCGCTGGTGCAGCCGCTGCAAGACCGACACGCGGCGGTCGTGCGCCCTCTCATGCGTCAGCATCTCCAGCACCTTAGACTCATCCAAGGTTCGCAGTTCGGTGTTAAGACTTCGCCAGGTGAGTGTCAATTTTTATCTCCAGTTGTTCAATAGTGATTTGTATCCGGTAGGCAGTCCTCGCCGCCGCCTTAAGGTCGCGTACCCTTATCTTTTGCTCGGCCTTGGCTGCCTTCAGCTTGGCCTTCCATAGGTCTATTCGTTTCATTTCAAAGCCTCCATAGCAATGTCTGACAGCGCACGCTTGTCGTGAAGCGCCGCCCAGATTTTTTCATCAATCGTTTTATCGGTCAGCAGGATGTAGCACCACACGTCATGCTTCTGACCGCTGCGGTGCAGGCGGCCTATGGTCTGCTCGTAGAGTTCAAGCGACCAAGGCAGAGACAGGAAGACAATCCGGCAGCCTCCAAACTGCAAGTTAAGGCCATGCCCTGCGGATTTTGGATGAACCAGCAGCAATTCGATTCGTCCATCGTTCCACAGGTTGACAGCGTTGGGGGTGTCAAGGGTAGCGGCTCTAGGGTATCGGCGCTGGAGTTCGGCGAGTTCTTCTTTGTAGGTGTAGGCGATAATGGTGTTGGCACGTTGGTTCTCTTGAAGTAAGTCATCTAACAAATCAAACTTGTGCGCCGACAGCCAGACCGGGCCGGCGTCGGTGTAGAGAAACCCGCTGGCCATCTGCTGCAACTTCTGCGTCACGACAGCCGCGTTGACTGCCACCACATCGTTCAGCACAAAATCTTTCTTCATGGTGTTGTAGTCGGCCATACCCATCCGGCCGCGCACCTCGACCGTGTGCAGCGGCGGCAGCTTGTCTTTGTATTCACCTGGCTCCAATAGGTAGGTGGCCGGCTTGATGCGCTCCATCACCTGTGGCAGCGCGTTAGCGCGCGGCGCCCAGTCGCCGTACTCTTTGTTGATCAGGATGAAGTACTGCTGCTGGAACGCGCCCTTGCTGCGCCCTAGCAGCGACTGGTCAACGATCTTGCACTGGCCGAACACGTCTTCTAAGCCGTTGCTGGTGAACGAGCCGGTCAGTCCCCAGCGGATGTTAATGTTGGTGATGACTTTGTTGAGAGCCTTGAACCTAGCCCCCGACGGGTTCTTTAGCCGGGTTAACTCATCGTAGACAATGCCGTCAATGTGCGACAAATCTTGCGTTGCCAGCCACTGAATGTTGTCGTAGTTGGTGACGATGATCTGGGCGTCACTGTAAAGCGCTGCTTTACGCTGCGCCGGTGTGCCGATGGCAACTGCCAGCTTAAGACTGGGCGCCCAGATCGGCTGCTCGACTGGCCACACATCAGTGCAGACGCGCTTGGGAGCCAGCACTAGGAAGCGCTTAACAACGCCTGCGTCGATCAACATATCTTGCATAGCCGTCAAGGTAATGGCTGTCTTGCCTGCGCCCACTGGCGCCAAGATCATGGCGCGGTCGCGCTCAAACAAGAAGTCAGCCGCTGTCTCTTGGTAGGGTCTAAGTTGCACGCGCAATCCTTTCGCCAATCCACCGCACCACTGGCACAGCCCAAGAGTTACCCAAAGCCTTGTAGCGCGGCCCGTCTGGCGTTGGCTTACCCTTGGCCTTGATGTCGGTGTAGTTGTCTGGAAACCCTTGCAGGCGTTCGCACTCGACTGGGGTCAGGCGGCGTACTTGCATACCCTGCATCAAAGCGGGTGTTCTGTTTGATCCGCTATCCGCCGCGCCAAGGGTTGGTGAAATATGCTCGTCATAGCCGATTCCGCCTGCTGCGCTGCCTTGACCACCTTTAAAGCATCCAATCGGCTGCGCCACAGCATGGCTGTGCCCTTTAGTCAATGTGTACATAGCTTCGCCAGCCTGGCCGATGCCGCAGCCAGTGCTGGCAGCAGCGTCTGCGTCACGCAAAGCGTTCATACTGTTAATTGGAATTGGCTGCGCCACCGCGTGTTGGTCAGCTTTGGTCAAGGTAAAGGAAACATCCTCGCTGATACCCGACCCTTGCGGCCCCGCAGTGTCAGCGCGGCCGATCATGTTGCCTTGAATGGCATACGCGGGTTGCATGACTGGATGTACCGTCAACGCCTCGCAGCCATTCCCCAAGTCTTGGCCTGATTTCAGCAATGTTGCTGATGTTTGATCTTCGGTGTACGCGCCAATGCCGCCGCAACTAAACGTAGATACGGGCAAAATTGTTTCTGTTTCTGGGTCATAGCGTTGGCCCGTGCCAGTTGTAAGGCATTGAGCCAAAGCGGGGGCAATTATTGCCTGCGCTTCTACTCTGGCGTTGCCTGTGCGACTAAAAGGAGCGCCGTTTGTAACTGTGGGGGCAATTGCTTGCCCCTTTTCTCGGCTCGGCGCAGTATCCCTGCGCACGCCGTCGAACTCAAAAAGAACCGCTGCGGGATCGAAGTCTGCTCTAGCACTTGCGACAACGAACACACGGCGGCGGCGTTGGGCCACTCCGAAATATTGGGCGTCAAGGACTCGCCACGCAACTGCTCTTTGGGGGCCATCAATAAAACCAGCGTTAGTCCATCGGCCCCCTGATGGGACGAGCGCGTCATCTTCGCCGGCAAGCGCTCCCAAAAAGCACCCAAAGGCATTGTCTTTGGTGTTAAGAACGCCGGGGACGTTTTCCCAGAAGACAATGCAAGGATTGGACTGTTGAACAGATCGCATTTCGTCAATGGCATTTGCTATCTCACAAAAAGTTAAAGAAAGATTTCCGCGCGCATCGTCAAGCGACTTACGCAGACCAGCTACAGAAAAAGCTTGACAAGGCGTGCCACCACAGAACAGGTCGGGTGCTTCTACCTCACCAGACAGGATGCGCTCAGGCAGCAAGGTCATGTCGCCAAGGTTGGGAACATCAGGGTAGTGGTGCTTTAGCACCGCTGATGGGAACGGCTCAATCTCAGACAGCCATGCGGCCTTCCAGCCTAATGGATGCCAAGCCACACTGGCGGCTTCAATGCCGCTGCAAACACTACCGAACTTCATTGAGCCACCCGTCAATCTGTTCTTTGTTCCACAGGCACGCATAGTTCTGGCGCATGAGCGCCATGTCGGATGCAAAGACTTTCTGCAAGGGCGACAGCCGGCCGCCTTCGGTCTTGACCTCAACGAACCATGTCTGGCCGTTGGGTAGGCACACAATGCGGTCGGCCACACCACGGTGCGCCGGGCTGGTGAATTTGTACGCCCTGCCACCAATCGTTTTGACGCGATCAACTAGGTAACGCTCGATTTGGCGCTCAAGCATACTTTCGCTCATGGGTAAAAATTTCGGATTGCGCTTTCGCGCGTGCGGCTACGGCGTCGTCAAAATTTTCAAACATTCCTAGATACACACGTCGTTTGTCTTTTGTTATAAACGCTTCGTATTTTCCGTGCGCGTGCAAATAAACGCCTTTTGCACCCGACTTGTTATTGGAGTAATGCTTAGTGTTTTGAAGGTTTTGCGCCGGTGTAGCGCAGCGTAAGTTGACAATAGAATTGTTGCTAGGGTCGCCGTCAATGTGATCTATGTACGCTTTAGGCCAATCGCCGTGCGATAGTGCCCAGCAAATACGGTGCTTAAGAAATGATTTGCCGTCTACGTTTACCAAAACGTACCCGTTCTTTTTGGTATGCCCCGCAGGCAACCCCGCACGATCATTGCGCGCCGTTCTTGGCCGCGCTTTCCACACTAACGTGCCGTTGCACGCGTTGTAAGCAAACAATTCTTGAAGCCGGGGGATAGAAATTGTGTTCATGGCCGCAATTATGCCTGTAAAAAACTTTTACACAACAATTTATTTTTGATGTAAGATCAAGGCTCACAAATTAAAGGACAGTAAATGCAACACTCAAACATCGTCGGCGGCAGCAGTGCCAAGCGCGTCATCAACTGCCCCGGCAGTGTGGCGCTGGTGCAGAAGATGCCGCCGCAAGCCAGCAGCAGTCACGCCGATCAGGGCACGCTGCTTCACGACATCGTTAGCGAAGTGCTGGAAAAAGACTTGGCGCCCGAGTCATTCATTGGCCGCAAGTACGAAGGCGAAGTCTTCACGCAAGATCTGCTAGACAGCAAGCTATTGCCTGCGCTGGCGTTGCTCGACCAAGTAGACCCCGACAAGACAATGGAGTATGAAGTCGAGACGCGCGTCGGCTTTGCCGATCTGCTGCCCGGCGTGTTCGGCTCGACCGACCTAGTGGGGCGCATTGGTAACAAGGCCATCGTTCTTGACTGGAAGTTTGGCAGCGGCGTCGTCGTGTCGGCTGAAGAAAACGAGCAGTTGATGTTCTACGCAGCCGCCGCCATGCGTACCCCCGAAGCGCAGTGGGTGTTTGACGGCGCGACAGAAATCGAATTGATCATCATCCAGCCGCCAGAGATCAAGCGCTGGACGACCACACGGGCGCGCATCGAACAGTTTGAAATTGATTTGGTAACGGCCGTCAAGGCAGCCGAACAACCAGAGGCCAAGCTGAAGCACGGCGACCACTGCCGCT